ATTGTTTTTTTCTGTCGCGAATACTTCTAATTCAGTAGGCTTTCCTTTTTGTACATTAAAGTATCGTGATAACTCTAATTTAGCACCACCAACTTCTACTTCGCTCTTAGTAACCATTGATAAACGCTTCATTATTGCAGCATGAGCGTTTGCATATATCTCTGGAGCCATAAATTCTTTTTGTGACAACGCTTTGTATAACTGAGGCCCAAGTTCTGGATTATGCTTTAATAACATCTCCACTTCTCTTGGGTCTACACCCATCTCTTTATACAACTTTTGTAGATTGCTTTTAATATGCCACTCTTGTTTACTTCTCCACTCTTTAGCCTTACCAAGTGGAATCGCTACAGCTTTATTACCGCCTCTCAATGTCAAGATAACAGCTGCTGTTTTTACATAGTCTTGGACTCCTGGAGTATATCCATGCATCCAACCACCAACACTTGTCATTGCTATAGATTCTGTAGCTAACGTTGTTGTTCCTATAGCGCCTTTGAACTTTCCTAAACCTAATGCTTTAGCGCCAAATTCTGCGTACTTACCAACACCACCAGTAATAAGACCAATAAACCCTTCTTTACCACCTTCTTTTAAAGCTTTTAACGCAAGTTGTACAAACTCTACTTCATTGTTAACAAGTTCTGCTTCAATTAGATCTGTCATTAAACTTCTTATGAACGCTGGTACAGCAAAAGCCGCACCCATAGAACAACCAGCTGTTATAGCCGCACCGCCTAGAGTTCCTGCTAATGCTCCTGCAGGGCCTGCTAAAGAGCCAGTCGCTGCACCAGTTCCTATCAGTGCCGAGCAGGCTGCTCCACCTGCAATTCCTGCTGGAATCATAATTGGAAGATCAGCACTGACTGCAGAAACATCGTACACAATTTGTTTAGCAAAGCCTAATTGACCATACGCTTGTTGTAATACGATCCACTCAGCCATATCTTTAGCAGCACCAGGATCTCCACTTAACATTGCCTCTAAAGTAATCATTAAGCCTACTGCGCTTCCCTTGCCAGCACGAGCTATGGTGTCAGGTATTGACCAGTCTCCAGACATAAACCTCCTATCAAGCTTAAACTCTTTGATAAGAAAGTTCATCCTCTCCATCTGTTTAACCATCTCAGGGTCGGCTTCCCCTTCTGAAGTAATTAATTGACCCATATATGCTGGGATTGTTAATTCTTTTAAGCCAGATAGCAACTGAGCTTTATTCTCAATAATGAAAGCTTCTATGTCTTTATAAGAATTTTCTGTAACCCCTTGTCCAGGTACACGAAAAGATTGGAATGAAGTTTGCCTGTGTGTATTAAACACACCCAAGTCTGTTTTAACTATATCCCAAGGTGTCTTGTTTTCTACAGCTTCATTTAGATAATCTGAAACTTCTTCATTTCCTGCCCACATTTGAGAAAGCATTTCTTGTCTTACGTGAGGGTCTAAATTTAGATATTCGTTGTAATTAGATTCAGCATGGTCTGCCTCTTGCCAGCTCTTTCCTTGGTAGTCGTTCTCTATCTGCAAGAATGAAACATCACCATTTGTCTCTTCAAACTGATATTGAACACCTGGAGTTCTGTAAGACAACCTTCCTGCAACGTCAAAATTGAACGATCCTGTTTTATCACCAACATCTATGATTGGACTATATCCACTATCTAATCTAGGTGTTATAGTTTGAAGGAGTCTTTGGTTTGAGTTCCCTATAATCTTTAAATAGTTGTCGTTAGAGTAGCCTGTATGATCCGATATTTCTTTTTGATTGAACCCTGCTTTTTCAAGATTATCCCTCTCATTCATTTCATTAGCATTTAATTCTCCTACTGAGAATCCAGCATTTAAAAGCTCCTGTCTTTCTTTTACACTATCATAAGCATTGAACTGAGAGTCGAATAAGGCTGTATTATTTATCGTCATTTTTTATTGTATCTCTGTATAAAGTTTGATATTAAAGACTTCCTTGCCAGCCACTGACTAATAGTTTCTTTTCTATTAATCTTATAAGCAGGGTGATCAGTCGGCCACTCAATACGGTCATTAGGATTTTTCAAATTCTTCATTGCATAAGTAGCGTTAAAGTGTGCGAGTGCCTGGACATCATCTACATCTATACCTACTTGCGTCCTAACTCCATATATATCAACAAATCTTGAGTTTTCTTTAGTGAAAGACCTGTCCTGTTCTGTGTTTTCTGCATAATACCAATCTTTAAAATTTTGCATGATAGTATTGTCATCAGCAGCCTGTACTGCACTCATAGAATTACTTGGCACTTTGTCTGGGTCGTACTTTTCGTAATTTTTGTCTATCTGTCTAATTAATTTACCTACGATATATCTATCACTGGCAGGGTCTAGCATGTCTAGCCATGTGTCTCCTTTAGAAACACCAGCTTTTAATAAGCTCCTTAACTCCATATTAAATGCGTGTAACTTTTGATCTGAATTATTAGAACCACTAGAGACAGTAAGCTGACCATTAGCAAACATATAGTCATTATCAACTCCAAACAACTTGCCTGCGTACTTAGAAGCGTATGAAATGCTTGCAGTAAGGGTAGATTCTTTAGCAGTTTCATCAATCAAATCCAGAAGAACTTTACCACCATCTTTTGGGTCTATGTTCCACTGAATAATAAGATTATGAACTTCTCTCTTTACCTTTGCTGGGTCTTTAGAAACATCTTCATTAGCATACAAAGTTCCAGATTGAATTTTTAAATATATACGATTGAACGCTTTTTTCCATTGAGGGTTCTCTTTGTTGTTTAGTATCCTTTTCCATGCATTATGCTCTGCATTGGGTAATTTCGCATCGAAAATATCTTGCTCGGTTAGGTCTCCATTCGATCTTAATAATTGTAAGTTTCTCTGTACTTCTGCTAAATTCTCAGCTTTTACTATCTTTTCAACTTTCAGCCTAGAATTGAATTTCTTAGTGGCCTCAGTAAGTAGCTTGTTTTTTTGTACTGCGTCTAATTTATCATTTATAGGTATTCTTGCAATCAAAGTCTCGTAATCTTTTGACGTGTATCCATTAGCCGCCTCTGGATTATTAGACATACTCTTACTACCTAACATCTTCTCTCTTTCAGAATAATAAATCAAATCACTTTTAAGTTTTAAATACTGTGGAGTGAATGCGTTAGGGTCTAAATGAGGAGACAAGCCGCTAATCATATCTTGATACATGTTTTCAACAGGTGAAAAAGCATCCTCTTTGTTTTTAACAGATCCATCTCCAAAAATAGTCCTAGTCGCGTCCGCCAATTGAATTGCAGACTTAGATTGTAGTACCGCATATCTTCTATTTCTTGCATAGTTTCCAGCATTGCCATACATTTCACTTTGTTTAGACTGGAAAAAAACATCAAATTTGGATTTTAATTCAAGATCAATATTTTTATTTAAAACGTTGTCTTTATACCATTCTTTATGCCAATCTTCTACATTTTTTTGATAATCCATAGGCTTGATTATTTGAGTCATAACCCCATTCTCATCAGGATTAAAGCCGCCATTTTTCAATGTATTCGACCAATGTTTGGAAGATTTGGTATAGTTTGATGTAAGCTGGTTTATTTCTTGGTTCTTTTCAGCTACAGTGAGGCTAGTATCAAATGCGTCATAAAGCTGTTTAGCACTCTTTACAATTGTATCTCCAAGATTAGCCGCAGCTCTTCCAACTGTTTGAGATTCGTTTATCCATGAGGCTCTACCACCAATTGTTCCAGTGTAGCCAATGTTAGACGTTCTTCTTTCTGATATTTGTATAGCCATAATTATTTAGGTCGGTTTCATTATAGAAGCAGCAGATGAAATCCCAGACAATAGAGATCCTGTGGCTTGATAGCCAGACGCAACCTTAGCGTTTGATCCTGCGTTCCATAATTTCCAAGCCTGCTGAGATGAATTTCTTAAAATTTGTGTTCTATCTTCATTAAGGTCGTCTAGCGTTTTTAAATTTTGAGCTATGGGCGAACCTACATCTGCTGCCACACCTGAAGCGCCAGCCTGTGCAATTTGCATACTTATTCTCTCTTCCATCTCACGAGTTAATACCTTTACTTCATAATTTCCTTTGTTTAACTCTTGATTGTATTCGATTTGCCCTTGCTTGTAAGCGGCTTTTCCTGCCTTATCAGAACCACTAGCAGAAACTGCCGATCCTACTACAACCGATGCTACTGCTGTATATGCCCATGTCATAACTCTAACCCCTTCCTTTATTTGCTAATGATTTTAGCTCTTCTTCTGACGCGATCAAACCTATCTCTGCATAAGATTCAGCAATAACCTCTTTTTCAATCTCGTCTAATTTGTTTTCACTTAAATGATTAGTTAAATGTATAGTGGTCCAAATAGTCTCTTCTTCTGCGTAAACAGCTCTTTTTAAGCCAACTTCAGATATAAATGTACATGGCGCTGTGTAATACTTTTTACCATGCTCTGTTACAACAGACACTTCACCTTTGGAGATAATATTTATATGTGCATGTTTATGTATCTTACCTACTACAACAGTACCTTTAGGTATGGTCATCTCTCTAGCATAAGTTCCACATTTAAACTCTTCTACACTAGGTGCGAAATAATGCTTCCAAGTGCATTCAGGCATCACATCTACAAGACTTCCAGACTCGATTCCATTTACCATTGAATTCTGTAGATTGATAATGTCTTGTCTTGCCCTTACCTTTTCAACTGAGTTTTCACCTGAAATTTTATCTAAATCTTTCATTAGTCGCTTGTGGTTAAAGTTCCATGAATGCCTAACACTGCCATTGGCAAAGGCTGCTCTTGAGATATTTCAATAATACCATCTCTATCCCAACCTAGATTAGTAACTCTTTTATCTCCTGTAAAGGAACTAATGCCTGAATCCATTTTATCTGATGATTTTCTGAAAGGAACTTGGTCTCCGTTTATTTTGATACCTGTTGTATCTAACAATCTAACCATGACTTCGTTCCATCTTTTCTTTCTACCTTGTGCTTTGCCTGCTTGAGACCCTGCCTCTACTCTCATAGTTTTCAGAGTAGATATGTAAGGCAGTCCTACTTCAACAGCAACGTCCAACCACTGGGAAGGTCTTTTAGGGCTAACAGTTCCATCCTCCTTTACTACTTCATTAGGAAAAACAGCTCCATTGATAACAATATTAACGGTTTCCCCTACCAGATGAGAAAGTCCTGAGATTGGAGTGCTTCCACCGCTAGTAATCCCTTTCAGTCCAGAATCTGTATTAGCGTCTTGGTCTAAAAACTCTACGTACTGTACTGTACTGCCATTCACTGTTCTTTCTGAAAGAACCCATAATTGATCTTGAGTATTATCTGATATTACTGCAATACTATTTACTTTTGAATTACTTCCTCCTAGCTCATGACTTGCCCAAGCAACAACCTCTTCAGCTCTTTCATAAGTCATACTCAGCAACTTGCCGCTTTCAGTGCATGACCATATAATAGAATCAGGCTCTTGCTGATAATCAATGTCTCTCAAGTACCCTTCAGTTATATGCTCGGCAAGTAAAGACATATCTGGAGCTGAGAACGAGTCAGATTGTACTTGATAAGAAAACTCTCTTATCTTTCGTCTCGCCCTTTGAACAAAAAGAATTGAACCACCAATCTGCAAAGGAGCTACAGTCCAGCTTCCATAAGTTGTCTGCTGTGTAACCATCATATTAGATGGGGTCAAAGGCTGGCCTTGAGGTCTGCTTACTTTAAATTCACCACCAGCAGTTCCTAAAATTAAATCTGTACTTGGTTGTAGCCACCTAATTACATTTACCCTGTTTGTTGCAATAGCATATTCTAATGCCTCAGCTGCTAATCCAGTTCCTTGATCAAAATTCTCGTATTCTGCTGTTTGAGATGCCCATATAGTCTGTGGGCGAGCCGAAGATCCTCCAAAAAATAATCTTTGTTCGTAAAAAGATACTGATCTTGGGTATCCGTTTAAATCGCTCCAAGGTGAGATATAGAGTGTTCCAGTTCCTGTTAAGTCTGTATCTACTAAAAAAGTATCTCCAACAGCAGCCGTGCCTGCATGTCCACTCCAGGCTGTATTTCCTAAAGACACAATTGTAACTATTAGTCCTATTTTACCACTGGTGGCATTTTCTTCTGCCCATGAAAACTGAGGCTCTTCTAAAGTCCAGTCCGAGTGACCAGTTCTTGATAATTTTCTAGGCGCATGATTACTATGAACTATATACATAACATCAGCAGATTGAGCAAAGTGTAACTCAAACAACTCTTCTTCAGAATACGGAGACTCTATCTCATAAGTTTCATTATTAAAGTCTAATATCTGACCATTGTCTTTATAGAACCTTATATATTTATCGCCCAGCTCAAGCACATAAGACTGTGTTACATTAAATTCAAAAGGAATAAGCCTAACTTGTTTGTCACTGTATTTAACTTCAGCTACAAAGCTAGTTCCACCTCTACGTCTAGCACCACCATGTGGCCACACCAGCATATTAGTTAATTGAGAGCAGCCATTTGAATACTTATCAAACTCTATTTGACCTTGCAGTCTTGGGCTTAACTCACCTGCTGTGAAGTTTGACTGAAATGGATGTACTCTAGCCATTATCCTCTAAACGCTGTAAACGTATCTGACACAAAACCATCCATAAAACCTTCTTGACCATCAATACTTCTAGCTTCAGCAATCTTACTTTCATACATTTCCCACATTTGTACAGACATAGAGTTACTACCTGTAACAGCGTAAGCTAACTCTGCTGACATTCTAGCTGTTAAAGCCTCAGTGAATAACGGATCGAACTTGCTTGTATCGATAACCTGGCCAACATATAAGATTGCAGCTGAAGAGCCATTAGTTAAAAGGTTTCTACACTCAATCTTAAACTCTTGGTGAGGATCATCCATACTGAGAACCCTTAAACAATAAGGCTTCAAAGGTAAAGCATACTGTGAATCGTATTGAAACGCAGGTGTGCTAGATAGTTTTGATAACTTGGTTCGCTCTATGGCGAAATTCCAAGGATGCGCTCTAAGAACGGCATCCCTAGTGGAGTTGTAAAAGGCATTACACAGTCTAGCTCTCTCTGTATCGTCTAACAAGGAAGTTATTGGATCATCTCCTAACCTTCTTAGCGCGTTTGAACAAATGGAAACTTCTGTTACCATAGTACACTCCTAAAATTTGGTTGGGGAAAGGCCTTACGACCAAACCCCATTATTTTGTTACTATATTACGATTCTAAACAAGGAATCTCTACTACTTTTGCATCTTCGATACGAGTAGCGCCAATAACCATAGATAAGAAAACTTGAGTTGCATAGTTCTTATCATCACGCTCAGAGATACGAGTAGTAATGTCAGCACCAACAGCCAAGCCTAAACCAGATTCAGTGTAAGCAAGACATTTGCGCACTCCACTAGTTAAGTCTAAACGCTGAGAGCGAACAAACTTAAAGCCTAAGAAAGTATCAATCTGACCAGATGCCAATGCTCGCACTGTATTGTAGTCAGATGATTTAACTTCTGTAGTATTAAGTAAGTCTGTAACTTGAGCTGCAGAGCATACTAAGTATCGAGCTTCACTTGGATCTACATCAGCGCTATCAATGATTTCTTTAGCTTCAAGTAATTTAGCTAATGTCAATGCACCAGCAGAACTTGCACCTACAGCAATCTTTTGAGATGCAGGAAGTGCGATTGGAGTAGCACCTGCTACACCACCAGCTGCAGCAGCAGAAGCAGCAGCAATAATCACGTCATCCATAGCGCGACCCATTGCGTTTGCACCAGCCATTGCATACTCAGATGTTGGAGAGATTAGCATTTTAACTTTATCTTCTTGATCGATTAAATCTGCCCAGTCGTAATCAACTAGAGAAACTCTACGTCTTGAGTGTGGAGTATCAACTTGTGGAGTGTTAGCATGACGAGTTGAACGAACTGAAGCAGCTACAGCACCAATTGCATCATAATAATGATTCTTACCAGTTACTGAAGTAAATCTTACTGTATTGCGAAGGCGTGAACCTTTTTGTTGAGCAAGGTGAATTACGTTGTTTTTATACTGTTCAACGAATGCAGTTGTAATTTGAGTAGACATAATGCCTCCTTATAAATAAAAAAGTTTTTTTGGGCATTATCCTTTCGGGTGTCCTGTCTTTTACGTTGGGTAAACGAGTTAAAGAAACCACCTTTTGCCTCTCTGTTATCCTATAAGGGCAGGTCTGGCATAAGCGGATACTTTCCGCTTGAGAATATCATATCATATATTAATCGACAGGATTAGCTTTGTCATACAATTGCTGCATTTGCGCTACAGCATCTAAATGCTTAGTATTTCTAGCATCCCAATAAGGGTGTGATGAATTAGATTGAATAGCGTCAATTTGCATTCGTGCATCCATAGGACTCATTACAAGAGTATTGTTAGAAGTTCCTCTTGCAGAATCTTCCGTAATATCCTTGCCAGCAGCAGCAAGTAATCTAATCAGGTCAGGGTCATTGCCATATCTTGGATCTGCTAGTTTAGACTGAAGCGCCTCATTACCATATACCTGTAATGCTCTTTGTGCAGCAGTAACAGTCTTATCATAATTAGCACCAAACTCTTCTTTCAGTTCAGTCTCAGCACTAACGCCTTGAGCATCTTCCATTGACTTATTTTGACCTAACTGATAATCAATTGCCGACTTTTGCCATTCAATCACACCTTGCATCTGGTCAGGTGTTAATCCTAACTTGTGTCCAGCATCCTTAAACTCATTCATTGTTTCTTCAGGATAATATTGATCATATCCTTCTGGTGTTGTTACGTTGTAATCTTCAGCTTTATCTGGTCTACCCAGTTTGCTGTACAATTCTTCCCTCTCCTCATCTGTTTTAGGTAGCGGTATTCTACTTCCTAACATCTTTTGCTGATGTACAAGTGTGGTTGCTGCGGACTCAACATCTTTAATACTTTGTAATGTTGGTTCTGCTCTTAGCTCATCTGATAATGAATCGCGCCAGTCTTGGTTATCACTTAGAACAGGCGATTCTACGTTATCTGCTACTTCTGTGGCCATTTCTTCACTCATGGTTTATTCCTCTTTTTTGTATTACACATATTAATAATACGAAGATAGACTGATCTTTCTCCTTCTCTCCTCGCGGTTTCATACGAATCTCCCTTTACATAGGATTCTCGCATTTGGTATGCTGACTTCAAATCTTCAAGGACTTTAATACCCTCGTTAGTTTCAAAGCAATCAGCATAATACTGTCTTAGCTGGTCTATTGACTTAGGCACTATTGCATAGACTCCATCATCTTCTGCATTCCAGCTTCTGTTGATTCAACATTTTCAGGATTCATTTTATCTGTCATTTGTGCAACTTGTCCTGCCATGCCTACACCTTGTTGTGCTTGTTCCATAGCTTGTTGTTGTTGTTGCTCCTGCATTCTTTGCTCTCTTATTTCTGCAACTTGATCTGGGTCTTTCATAATATTCTTTGGAACTCCCAGTAACTCAGCTCTTGATCGTATTGCAGCATCATGATCTAAGTTATCCATAATTTCTGGAGCTAGTTGCGCAAGATTACCTGCCATCTCATATAGTCGTTCTACAGCTACAGCCTCTTCCATTCTTTGAGACCTTGCTAGTGGGCCAACATATTCAATATCAATCTGCGCACCTTTAACACCTTCTGGTGGAGGTAGGAATCCATTCTGTCTTTGCATGATAGCAAATACTCTCTCGATAAGAGGGTTCAAAAACTCTGTTTGGAATCTACCTAGAGTAGGGCCTAAAAGCCTTTGCATTAATTCGTAACGTACTTGAACCTCTGTAGCTGTCATTTGAGGCCCGCTTTGAAGCTCCAACTGATCAGAATAGAAAGCCTGCTTAATAGCTCCTCTCAATTCATTCTCTTTCATGTCTGAAACATCAAATCTAGCACTAGAATCCAATGCTTTAATAGCACCGTCTCTACGAACCACTGTAATTCCACCTGGTGTTGTTCTTACATTTCCAATAACACCATCATCCTCTACTAATAATGGAGGGTCAATTGCTTTCGCCCACGCTTTAAGACCTAGCTCTACTGCTTTATTAAGTGTTTTAATATCTGGCAAGGCATTATAAGCAGGGGATCTACCATACTCTTCACCAGAAGCTTTAGACCATCTAGTTACTAAGTAAGGTAGTTCGTTATAACCACCAGAATGCACAATCTTTTTGTCTGTTTTACATACATATATAGAGACATAAGGAAGTTTTGTACTATATTCACCATCATAATCTTCTTTTGGCATTACCGCATGAATGAATGTGAACTTTTTATCAGGGTTGTTTTTATAAGCGTCTATAAGTTTACTTCCTAGAGCGTCACCCCACTTTTGGTACGCTTGTCTAGCTGTGTATTCAAACTTACGATAGATAGAGTCAATCTTACCTTTATGATCTTCAGATATATAATATTCTGAAATGTGCAATGTTCTAAACGCGATTCCACTATCAACTTCTTCTGCTTCGATACATGCAGTACCTACAGAACAAATATCCAGATAGAACTCATGAACTTCAGTATTGAAATTACTAGAGTTGAACGTCTTATACATCCTGTTTCTACAATCTTCCAACCAAACCTGAACCTCTCTATTAAGATTCATATTCTCGTCATCTGTTCTTAAATGAAACCAAGGTAATGAAGCTGATGTTAGAGTTCCTTGTAACGATGCAGCTAAGAGCGTATTTGCATGTATAGCTGTTGAATCAAACAGTTTGTCTGTTCTTTTAGCGCCTTTCTGATAAGAGATAGATACTTCTGCCTTTCTAGGCATTACATAATCTAAAATTTCTTGCCAATGAGAATTCCATGAGGTTTTCTGTGAATCTAAAGCCTCTACTCTCTTAATTATCTGTTCTGCTGCCATTCTTTTCTCCTAGCCAAGAAGTGATTTCTTTGCGGTTTTTGCTTCATCAACTAAGCCTGTTCCACCTGTTTTTAACAAAGAATATCTTCCTCTCTTCTTTTTTGTAAGTAATTCTGTTTTGGTTTCAGCTATAGACGCAACTTGCGCTTTTTGCTCTTTGCTTCTTTGCGCAGACTCTTCTTTATAATCTATTGGCTCTGGCGGTGTTGCTGGTTTTGACTTCTTACCCATTTTATTCTCCTATCCATGTACACTCTCTTTTAAGCATACCATATATATTAGCGTCTTTTCCTCGTTCAGAGATTTCTCTCATAGTTCCTTCTTTGGAAAATCCTAGTTTAATCAATAGCTTATTAGCTTTATCGTTATCTGTTTCTGTGTACGCAGTTATTCTGTGACACTTTAATTGTTTAAATGGATACACAAAGAAGTCGCGTATTGTTTTCTTTGTAAAACACGCCTTATCTTCAAAAGCACCAGAAAACACAATATCTTCTACTCGGTATTCACTAAAAACTACACCACCTACCAAATTACCTTCTTTGTAAAACCCAAAATTAACACTATCTCCGAATGCTGTTGCGTTTACACGTTCAGCTACCCAATCACTTACGTGGCTGCCATCATTAATGACAACCTCTATCATTTAGAAAGAAGTGATTTCTTTTTATCCCAATAATCTCTCTCTGCTAGTAATGAAGATTGTGGAGCTTTAACGGTCTCTTCCTCACCATCATCACTTATTCTTGTCAAAGTTGACGTTTTCATAACTTCTCTACTGACTGCATTAATTGCACTACGTCTATTTAAGTCCTCTGTTTCTCTGTCAATTAAGTCTGGTGTAGCTTCCTTCTGTGCCATTGGTACAGTTTGTGCTGGACTTGATTTCTTACCCATTCTATCCTCCTAAGATAGTTAATTCTTTATTTTAGCCAAATACATTAAATTCACTTTCTGTTTTGTACTGCCTTGGCTGTATCTCATGAACCCTAGCATGCCTAAGAGACATTACAGCATATCTAGCGGCTGAAATTAGGTCGTCTTTAAAAGGCACAATCCGTCCTTCCTTCCTATGATACATTCTAAACTCAGCGAAAATCTCCTTTTGATTATCGAAAATCTTAAACCTACCTGTTTTCATTCTTTCAAGCATGTCCATTATTCCAGCCTCTAGTGAAACTCCACCAGACCCTTCTCTCTGACCATCAGATGGAGGGTTTGTAAACCAACCGCCCCAAGTTCTTCCCCCACCTTTAAGCATATTTACACCTAAAGTTCTGTACTGATCAGCTAGTGGAGTTCCCGATCCTTTATCTGCTTGTCTACCATCCCTAGGCCATATTACAGGAATCCATTTAGGTCTTGCGTTGACGGCAGCTGCATGAACCGCAGGAATCTCTTGACGTTGTGAATAAGTGTCATACACATAAGCTACATCTGAATCTCTATCCCATGCTATCCATGCTGCTGTAGTAGGGTGATCCCAACCATAATCCATTCCACATATTCTAGGCCAGTGTGCAGGAATCTCAAATGGCTCGCATTTAATAATATCTTCTGGAACTGGAAATACCAAACCAGAGCCTAATGAAGGGATTCCCATTTCACGCATCTTTCTTTCATGGGGAGGTAAGGCAGACAATATCTGCTCTTTAACTTTAGTAGTCATGTGGGGAGCATCATCCCACCCTGCTTGCATCATAAACTGACCGTTTCTTAGGTCGTTCATAAATTGAGCTACAGTTTGGGTCATTCCATTCTCTGGTGTAAATGTCATATAAACCATTCCACCTCTATCTGCTGTACGCGTAACTGCTTGAGAATAAATATCAGGTGGTGGCTCTTCATCTAGCCAAATAACATCAAGAGTTTCTCCCATCCACTTCTCTTTCCCCATTTCATAAGCTTTAAAACCTAATCGTGAGTATCCACCACTAATATGTTTAATCATTACAGCATTGTGGGCGTTTGGAACTCCTGGCTTTCTAGTAGCCTCTCCAATACAATCTAATGGGATTGCTCCTGTACCTCTAACACTTGAGTCATCTGGCTGTCCTAATAACTCTTTTTGGCAAATGTCTCTAGTAGTTTCATTAGATGCTCCACCTACCCAAGCTCTCACAGGTCTATCCCATTTTCTACCTTTCCACCATTTTGGATATAAGCCTGTCAAATGGTATGCCATCTCCATAGCTCCACAATAACTCTTACCAATCCTGTTTCCAGCCATTAATAACTTTTGAGCAGCTTCTGCCTCATGAAACTCTTTTTGATACGCATAAGGTGTGTAATATTTAAGAGCGTTATGAAGCTTTCTAAACTCTAACTCTTTAGCTATCTCTAATGCTCTTTCATAATTCATTTGGTCAATTCCCTTGCCAGATAAGTAGTGTCTTGTTGGATTAGTTCTGTCAGAAGGGCAATAGAACTATGATCTGCACCATCTTTAGATTCTAATTTAATCCTTTGAGCAATACTCCAGATAGCCTCTAACTTGACTTTACATTCTTCGTTTAAGTGTTTAGTGTTCAATCTTTGTCTTTTGCAGTATAAAACTCAGCCTGACTTTCGCACTTAGGACAAGAGAAATTACTAACAATTTCAAAGCTTTCTGAATCTTCCATGTCGTGATCTCCACCCCAAATCATCTCTGTATTACAGTTCCAACAATTCATAATTCTCTCCTAAAAAAATAAAGTGTTTCCCTACTGGGGAAGTCTAACTAAGTCATTGATTTTTAACGAATTCTCAAAAGTCATAATTTGCTCTCAACGACCTTATTAGGGGATACGTCAATCACATTTGCATTAAGCAGCTTATCAAGCTCTATCTTCAACTCTTCATCACTCTTATTATCCATACCACTAATATTAATCTGATTAACCGCTGTATAGCCTGCTCTATCAAGCAAATCCTTACATGCTGCTAGTTGAACTTGTTGGTTTGAAGCGTTCTTCGCTAGGTTGATTATCCCTGCCAGGCCCAGTGTCGCAGAATCTCCTATAAGTTTCTTGGTTTCTTCAGCTATTCTCATAGCAAACTGCCTCTTCAAAGCATAGCCTTTTTGTTTAGCCGTATCCTTACTATAACCAGCCTGTACTGCACTCATAGTAGCATTACCAGCATACTCTGAACCAGTGTATAAGCGTATAAATTCAGCTTGCATATCGTTTCTTACTAGAGGCATGGTGTCAGTCATAGTGCATGATAACATAGGTTAGGGTCTATTTCCTGAAAAATGTAGGGATTGAACCTTATGTATATGTCAAGGGTAAGCCTTTTGGGGGTAGGGGTCGCGAATCGCGTTGCATTTTGAACGGACTGGCGCGATCGTTTGCATTTTGTAGCGTGGCTGGCACTGGCTGCAGTGAGTGGGTGAGAGTGGTGAACGTTACAAAATAGAAGCAATAGAAGCAATAGAAGCGCACGCCTAACCATGAAGCACAACGGCCAGTAGAAGCACAACGGCCAGTTCCTTACTTGTATTACTATATAGGGAGAGATGTACATACTGGTGCGCATTGTCTTTACTTATTTAGATGTCGACCGCAGGCCGCGCAGTAAACCAGTGTTATCATTCAATGATTGAGCTAGCGGCAATTAATGCATATTAATAGGTAAATTATAAATACTTCTACATAGGTAGTAATCAGCGTGATAAAATTGACATGCAATCATGCAAACAAAGGAGCGACAAAATGCAAACATACGAGACCGCAGAGATGACAAAGATAGAAGCGCAGAGATTTACACAGTGGCACACTAATACTATTGGCACGGACTATGAGCTAAACGAAGTTTACCACTCAGACCAACACGACCAGCCAAGAGCTTACGTTGTGGC